TTGAGATTCTACTTGAGATTCTACACGAGTTCCTTTCATAGCATCACCATTATCGTGAGCAATTAATTGGTCTTGTGCATTAAGATCTTCTGTGTAAATTGTTGTTCTGTAAATGGGAGCACCTCCCACACAACAAATTGGGCCATCTTTACCAGCTCTTTTATAAAATCTTTCCGGGTTTACTTCTGTAAATGGTTCAAGAGATTCAATAGCAATAATTTTACCATTGAAATTTAGATCTAAATCCAAAAGATCTTCAACTTTACCTTTAATAATGGCAGTTAATTTCATTTGATTAACAAAATTGATATTCTTTAGATTAAAGATATTATCGTTAATCTTAGTTCTTTTTTGTTGAAGCAAAATGTAACCATAAGCCGGATTATTTTCGCTAATACGCACAGCATTTCCATTGTTGTCAAGGACAACACTAACTTGATTTGACATAAAAAGGTTTTTTAAAAATTATCAAAAAAATAAGGATCGATTCGATTATCTAATAAGTCTATTTCATTATCAGTAAAATCTAGTTCGTCTATACCAAGTGAATATAAATTATAAAAAGGATCTATATATTCTTTAGTATAAAAATCTCCCAATGAATTTAAATCTTTTATTTCTTCATCGGACATTTCCAAATACTCTTCTGTTGATAATTCTATTATTCTCCCGCTGGGTAATTGCAAAATCATGTTGAAATATACAATTAAAAAATAATAAAATTATTTAGAATATAATATAAGATATACTTTTTAAATTCAGTAATATAGCTAAACTAAAATAAATACATTTTTAATTTTTATAATGTAGTTTTTATTTTTTAGTTCTTTTATATAGAGAAATATTTGTGTTCGCGATTTATTTAAATTATTGCAGAGTGTTTTAATTGAGGGATAACACTTTCTATTTTTATCGGCATAAACACATAGTAAGGAATAAACAGATTTTGCTTGAATGCTTAAATCTGGATCTGTAAGAACAATTTTATTTACGTATCCATAATTTTTCAAAAGTTTAAAGTTATTAATGACCAAATTAAAAAAGCAATAATATAGATTAATTTTATTACTGCTATTTCTTTTGTAAATGTTTTGTGCATTACATTAACGGAATATATAACGTAAGCACTAACAATTAATAAAAATAAGGATTCCAGATACTGTTGGTGATATAGAAGGCTGAAAATCCAAATTAAAGGCGCGGATATTATAAGGTAGTTCATATAAAGTAAAATATAAAAACAATTACCCAAATAACTAAAACAAGAATAACTAATCTTTCAAGAATACAAAACTTCATTTTCTTGCTTCTAAATATCTACCATATAATTCCCAGTTAAATCTAAGAGGTTGTATTGTTTCACTATGGTCTGGAATTATACTTTTTCTTAACTGGTATTTTATGTATTCTCTCCAGTTTTTAAATGTTTTCTTTTTCATGTAGCTATATTTATATTTTAATCGATGAAATTATGGTTAGTCTTCCCATAACCAAGTGCCTAGGGTTGTTATAAACCCAAGGAGAAAAACCGCGTTTAAAGCCCAGAATAGCACATTATTAGTTATTTCTTGATAATTTAAGTCACTAAATAACATAATAAATGCAATGATTGTGAAGTCCAAAATAGACAGCATAACTAAGCTACCAACAAGCCATACTATGACTTGAATTGGCAATGAATAAGATTTAAAATTGTGCATAAAAATTTGTTTAAAGTTTTTTACTAAATAAAATAAATAATAAACTCAGAGAAATAACTACAATTGGAATTAATTGTTCAACCATATTGTTGAAATTATGTGAATTATATATTTGTATACAAGAAAGTATACCAATCACACTAAAAGTAATAACTATAAAATATTTTTTCATTACTTTCTAATTTTCCATCACACGAAGATTTTGGAAATCCCACCAGTTAAAAACTGACAGAAGAGGTGTTACCCCCTTCTGTCAAGTCTATTCCCTCTGCACTCAGTTATAATGTATAAGAAACACCAAAATGCTGTTCAATAGCATATCTAGCTTCCCAATCATTACCTAACATTTTATTGTCTATGCAGACATCAACATTTAATTCTTTAGCTCTTTTCCATACATGAAAAGCTTCTTCAGGTGTACGTGCTATTGAAAATAGCTGCATATATTCTTCACCTGATTCTTTGTTTTTAATAAATTCCACCATATAGTTAAGTTTTAAGTTTTACAAATCTATTAACCCCTCCGCACTCAGTTGTAATAGAAGAATGTCACTGGTCTATCCTCTTCTCTCACTTTATTACAACTGCTCACCCTTGGGAAGTGAGTTGTGGTGCATTAAAGTAACAATGCTTAGTTACTACATGTTAAACCCCAATTGGGGAGAGCCTTACGCAGGCTCAACCCAAAAGAGATTCTCGAGAGGTTCCCCGGTTTCGCGGTCGAGCATAGGCTCGGCAAACCTGAAACCAGGAATCTCGCGACCCACAACAAGTAAGGCCCGCAAAGCTTCAGCTGTGGGGTGCGAGGCCTTCATTGAATTACCGGTTTCTGGATCGGTTAAGGCAATGCAGCCGAATTTGACGTCTTTCTGTTGTGTGCGTACACCAATTTGAAAGCCTTCAATCGGACCCGTTGCTTGTTTGAACGGGCTGGACGTAACAAGTAAGGATACGTTTTGTGTATCCTTATTGATACGAAATTGACTAAAATAAACAGAATTTGACATAGTTAAATTGGGTTTAGGTGAAACTATTGGGGAGACCCCCCTGTCAAATTGTAGCCGGGGAGCGGTTCAGTAGCACCCCCAAACAAATCAAAACATAATAAATTATAGAATTTTATTTGTATATTGTTGTATGGATATTATTAGAGAAGCTTTTTATAATTCGTATAATCTAATTTCTAATAAAATAAAGTTTAGTGATTTAGTGGAGGAGGGGGTATTTTATTTAGCTCATGAGCCGGGGGAGTTAGATAAGGAGTCTAAGGAAAAAATTATAAAATTTTTTGAAAAAGAAGAAGAATATGAAATATGTGCTGAATTATTAGATATATTTGCAAAATAAAAAAATAATTATGGAAGAATTATCAAAAGAAGATTTGGAATTGAGGAGAAAAGAAATTACTGAGTATTATAGTAGTAACATTCCTTATTTAAAAATACAAAAAGAATACGAACAGCTATTGGCGGATATTGAAGATATTAGAGCGCGGAGACTTCAAGCCCAAATTTTTTTAGCACAATCTCATGATAGTAAACAGAGTGAATCAGAAAATAATATCTGATTTAAATAAGGTTATTAGTTATCAGATTTTAACTTATTGTTTTTTTAAAGATATTACTATTACTAATAGTGAGATGTTGTGTTTAACTTTACTATCTTTTAATTCTAATATTGAGTTTTCTAAGTTTTGTAAGATTTGTGAAGTTTTTAAAAACCAACAATCTACAAGGAATGTTTTATTGGCATTAATCAATAAAGGATTAGTTGTTAGAAATAATAAAAGAATTAAATTAAATGATGATCTTTCTATACTTACTGATTCTAGTTTATTATTGGATTTTAAAATTTTAGGAGTTGAGACCAATAAAAGCCAGTAGTTTAAAGGAGGGTATTGGCAAGGAGGTGGGGGTTCATCAAAATGTTGCGGATGATTTTATTAATTTTTATTATGAAGAGGTAAGAAGGAGTTTAGTTGATTTGGATTTTCCTAGTATATATGTTGAAAACCTCGGCATGTTTTCTATTAGAAGAAACAAACTAAAAAGCAAAATTAGAATGTTTCAAAGTATATTAGAAAGTATTAATAAAGAAACTTATTCTGGATTTGCAAAATTTGAAGAAGTTAAAGAATCTTTGGAGAATTTAGAAAAAGTAATGATTGTTTATGATAAATTATTAGAGGAAAAAAAACTAAAAAATGGATAATTATTTAGATATTTTTAAAAATAGAAAAAAAATAGCTGAGGGTTTAAAAAACAAACTCTTTAAAAAAGAACATGTTGAAACACAAGCTAATATTAGGTATGCTATTTGTACTACATGTCCTGAGATTGATTATGAGGGAAATAATTGCTTTGTACCTTATACAGAACCTTGTTGTTCTAAATGTGGTTGTAGTCTTTCTTTGAAAACCCGCTCACTTTCGAGTGAGTGCCCCCTTGGTAAATGGAAAGCTCTTGTAGATAATTCAACAGAAGATAAAATTCTTAAACAAATAAATTATGAAAATACAAATTGATGAAGTTATAATCAATTCTCTTGATAATGAAAAATTGGGAGAATATATCAAAAACAAACTAAAAGAAGTCAAAGCAGAAATTAAAGTCGAAACCACTATAATTTATACGTATAATGGTAAGATTTGAAGAAAAGGAACATGTTTATAAAAGTGATAATAATATTAATTGGACTAGTGTTACTACTTTTATAGGATTGTTTAAAGAAAAATTTGATGCTTTAAGCGCAGCCAAAAAAACCATAAAGAATAAAAATTCTAAATGGTATAAAATGACTGTAGAAGATGTATTAAAAGCTTGGGAAGAAGAAAATAAAAAAAGTCTAGAATTAGGTAATTGGTATCATAAAAAAAAAGAAGAAGAACTGATTTCTAAAGAAAAAATCGAAAGAGATGGTGTTTCTTTAAATATTATAAAACCTGTTGTTAGAAATGGTATAAAATATTCAATTAATCAAGAATTAAAAGAAGGCATCTATCCGGAGCATATTATTTATATGGAGTCTATTGGATTATGCGGACAATCTGATTTAGTTGAGATTGTAAATAATAAGATTAATGTTTACGACTATAAAACTAACAAAGAAATAAAAATTAAAAGTTTTGTTAATTGGGAAGGTAAATCACAAAAAATGAAACCACCCCTATCTCATTTAGACGATTGTAATTTTAATCATTATGCTTTACAACTTAGTTTTTATGCTTTTATGATAAAAAAACATAATCCAAAACTAACAGTTAATAAACTTCAACTGCATCATATTAAGTTTAATGATTCTGAAGAAGTTGTTAATTATGATTTACCATATTTAAAAAACGAAATAGAAAATCTAGTAATATTTGCAAAAAATAATGGTTATAAAACTTTTTGATATTCAAAACGGAAAGGTTGTTCCAACAGAACATTGCTACTCATTAAATTCTTTAAAGAATGTAATGAAAAGTTATCCTAAAACTTATTTAAAGATTTATCAATATTTGTTTTATATGACATGCCCCAATCCAGATATGAATCCTTTTTTTAATGTTCCAGAAACAGAAAAAGAAGAACTAATTATCAAAGAAATTGGATTAGAAGATTCTTTAGAAAGCTCTGTTATTTTAAATGCTTTTGAATTTTGTGAGAAGTTATACGAAACCCCAACATATAGAGCTTATAAAGGAATTAAATCAATGATTGACAGACTAGCTAAATATATGGAAACTACAGAAATTGAGCATGGTAGAGATGGAAATATTAATTCTTTAGTTAATGCTGCTGCTAAATTCGATCAAATTAGAAGCTCTTATAGAGGGGCTTACAGTGATATGAAAGAAGAACAACAAAGCCATGTCAGAGGAGGATTGGGATTAGCATATGACCAACTATAAAGAAATATTAACATACGATGGTAATTGGACTACTACTCAATTCTCTTCTAAAGAAGAGTTTAAAGATTTTGTACTAAGTATATTTAAAGAACCTGGTTTATATGAGTTTGATGAAACTTCTTTTTTATTTAATGAAAAAGCTAAAGATTTTAACAATCAAGGATTTTATTGTTTATCTCCGCCAAAATCAAAAGACTCTATCGCTTATTGGGAGACAGAAAAAAATAAATGTAGAAATGGAGTAATATTTAAGGGTAGTAAGACTTGGTATCTTACTAGAGATTATTATATGTGGTTAAACTTTCTTCCTATTTATGATAAGGAAGAAAAAAAATACGGCTTTGCTAAAGTTCGCGATGCACAATATCACATGGCTCTTTATGAATTACTAGCAGAATTAAATTATAAACATTCTGCAATCTTAAAAAAACGTCAGATAGCCTCTTCATATTTTCACATGGGTAAGCTAATAAATACTTATTGGTTTGAAGAAGGAAGTGTCTGTAAAATTGGAGCATCTCTTAAAGATTATATTGACGACAAAGGTTCTTGGAAATTTCTAAACGAATATAAAGATTTTTTAAACGAACACACTGCTTGGTATAGGCCGAGTAATCCTGAAAAAGTTCTTTTATGGCAACAACAAATTGAAGTTAGAGTTGGCAACAAAAAAACTACAAAAGGTTTAAAATCTAAAATTCAAGGCGCTTCTTTTGAAAAGAGTGCTACCACTGGTGTTGGCGGTCCTTGTCTAGCACCTGGAACACTTGTAAGAATGCATGATGGTAGCGTGTTGCCTGTTGAAAAAATAAAAGTTGGAGATTTTGTTGCGGGTCACGATGGCAAACCTAAAAAAGTAAAACAACTTTTTCATGGAGAAAGTGAAATGTTTTCTGTAGAGCAATCAAAAGGTGACACGTATGTTGTAACTGCAGACCATACTTTGTATCTATGGCATCATGACAGTAAAAAACATGTAAAGATCAAAGCAAAAGACTTTAACAGTCTTTCTCGCTTTCAACGTGAAAAAAAACTAAGTGGTGTAAAATTTTATGGAGTTGATTCAAAACATGTTGAACTTCCTGTTGACCCTTATTATTTAGGACTTTATCTAGGAGATGGATGTAAATATGATTACACAATTCTTGTAAACGCAGACAAAGACCCTGAAATAGCAGACTACATTCAAAGTCTTTCAGTAAAAGAAAACCACAGCTTAAAACTTAAGGTTAAAAACAAATACAGAAAAGATTACAATGACCAAATGGTAGAACTATCACTTGGTATTGGCAGTAAAAGAGACTCTTTAACACTTGCTCAATCTTATAAATCAAAGCTTGACAGCTTAAATGTAAAACAAAAACACGTTCCTGACTTATACAAAAAAGCATCACAACAACAACGCTTACTGTTACTGGCAGGTCTTTTAGACACAGATGGTTACTACAATGTGTCAAAAAATCGTTTTGAAATAACCTCACACTTTGTAGAATTAGCAAATGATATAGTTGAGCTGTGCATTCTTTCAGGACTTGATGCTCACATGAACATCGTAGACTCAAACGGTAAAAAGTCAACTGTAAATGCTGTCTCTAAAATTGGTTATAGGATAAACATTACGGGTGAAATTGACAAAGTTCCATGCCTTGTTAAAAGAAAACAAGTCGAGCAACTTGGTCAAAAAAACAAAAATCGTTTTAGCAAGTTAAAAGTGTCACCTATAGGTGTTGGTGAATATTTTGGATTTGAGTGTGAAGATAATCTGTTTGTGTTAGAGGATGGGACAGTGACTCATAACTGTACATTCTTCTTTCATGAAGAAGCTGGCATTGCCCCCAAGATGATGGATACATATGAATATCTCAGACCTGCTATGTCTTCTGGTATGATGACTACGGGTATGTTTATTGCCGCGGGTTCTGTTGGAGATTTAGAACAATGCAATCCTTTAAAAGAAATGATTCTAAACCCCGATAATAACGACATTTATGGAGTTGAAACAAATCTATTAGATTCGGATGGTACTGTTGGAATAGCGGGATTATTTATACCAGAACAGTGGTCAATGCCTCCGTATATTGATATCTACGGAAACTCTCTTATAAAAGAAGCTCTTAATGCTATTACAAAAGAAAGATTAAAATGGAAAGCCGAACTAAATCCGGAACAATATCAATTAAGAATATCTCAAAAACCAACAAACATAGCTGAGGCTTTTGCTTATAGAAAAGAATCAATTTTCCCTCAAAGTCTTATATTAAAACAACTAAACGAGATTGAAGAAAAAAAATATTTCACGGAATATATAGAATTAGACAGAACAATAGAAGGTATAAAACCTAAAAAGTCTAATAAAATTCCAAATCTAGAATTTCCAATAGATAGAAAAAAATCAGATAAAAGTGGAGTACTTGTTGTTTGGGAAAGACCTGTAGAAAGTCCTTCTTTTGGAATGTATTATGCTTCTGTTGACCCAGTCTCAGAAGGACGAACAACTACATCTGATTCACTTTGTAGTATTTTTGTCTATAAAAACGCAGTAGAAGTTACTAGAGAAACACAAGAAGAAACTAATGTCTTTATAGAAGGGGATAAAATAGTTGCTTCTTGGTGTGGGCGATATGATGATATAAACAAAACCCACGAACAATTAGAAAAAATAATAGAATGGTATAACGCCTGGACAGTTGTTGAAAATAACGTTTCTTTATTTATTCAACATATGATATCTAGAAAAAAACAAAGATACTTAGTACCAAAACAACAGATTCTCTTTTTAAAAGATCTAAATGCAAACAATACAGTTTATCAAGAATATGGTTGGAAAAATACAGGGGTTCTTTTTAAAAGTCATTTAATATCCTATGCTATAGAATTTTTAAGAGAAGAAATCGATAATGAGTTAGACCTTAATGGTAATATTATAAAAACAAAATTTGGAGTAGAAAGAATACCAGATAAAATGCTCTTAAAAGAAATGCTTGCATATCATCCCGGAGTTAATGTTGATAGACTTGTTGCTTTTTCAGCTTTAGTTGCTTTTGTAAAAATTCAACAATCAAACAGAGGATTTGTAAAAAGAAGAGAAGAAAAAAACTTGGAAAAACCAAAAAATTTATTTAAATTGAAATATAGTCCTTTTAAAAACATAGGAACTAGAGATAATATAAGATCTCCATTTAAAAATTTAAAATGAAGGTATACAACGCATTACAATTAAAAAACGGCGCAAAAGTTGAAAAAAACTCAACACTTTCAAGTTTAACACAACCTATTCAATTTATACCTTCTAAACAAAAAGACAAAGATTGGACTGCTTGGAATATGGACTGGTTAGAACACCAAGGAATGGAGTTCTTAAAAAATAACGCCAAAAGACTATTAAAGAATTATAAACTAGCAAAAGGAATAATCGATAGAACTGACTACATAGTAGAGGACGATAACGAAAACAAAGATTTAATTGATATTCTAACAAAAGAAGATTCTTCTGCTTTAGAATTAAAATTCTACCCTATAATACCTAATGTAATAAATGTACTCTCGGGAGAGTTTTCCAAACGACATAACAAAATACAGTTTCGAGCTGTAGATGACATTTCTTATAACGAAATGCTTGAGCAAAAAAGAATGATGATAGAAGAAACATTACTCTCTGAAGCTGAAGCAAAAATGCTTACAGAAATGATTTCAATGGGAGCAGATTTAGAAAGTGAAGAAGCACAACAAAAACTATCAAGAGATAATTTAAAATCTCTACCACAAATAGAAGATTATTTTAAAAAGAGTTATAGGTCTTCTGTTGAAGAATGGGCAACCCATCAATATAATGTTGATTTAGAAAGATTTAAAATGCATGAACTTGAAGAGCAAGCTTTTCAAGATATGTTAATTACAGACCGTGAGTTTTGGCATTTTAAAATGCTAGAAGATGATTATGATGTAGAATTATGGAATCCCGTTTTAACTTTTTATCATAAATCTCCAAACATAAAATATATATCGGAAGGTAATTTTGTAGGAAAAATTGACTTGTTAACTCCTTCAGATGTAATTGATAAATATGGTTATCTAATGGATGAAGAACAATTAAAATCCTTAGAAAATATCTATCCTGAAAAATCTGCTTTGTATACTGTTAATGGTTATCAAAATGACGGAGCTTATTATGATGGTTCTCGTTCACATTCTTGGAATACAAATCCTCCGGGATTAGATTATAGAAGGCATGTTACAAATTGGCAAAATAACAACTATGATATAGTTGCAGCTATTTTAGCCGAAGGTGGAGATGTTGGATTTTGGGATGAAAGAGGATTGTTAAGAGTCACAACAGCATATTGGAAAACACAAAGAAAAGTAGGACATTTAACAAAAATTCAAAACGGAGAAATAATCCAAGCTATAATAGACGAAGATTATAAAATTCAAGACAATCCAATATACGATACAAGTCTGTTTAAAATCAAAACAAAAGATAATCTAATAGAAGGTGAACATATAGATTGGATATGGATAAATGAAGTATGGGGAGGAGTTAAAATTGGAGCAAATATTCCAAGTCTATGGAGAAGTAGTGTAGATGTTGCACCAGTTTATTTAGGAATAAATAGAAAATCTCCAGGAAGGGTGCCTTTTCAATTTAAAGGTTCTAAAACACTATACGGCTGTAAACTCCCCGTAGAAGGAAGAGTATTTTCAGATAGAAACACACGTTCTGTTTCGTTAGTAGATTTAATGAAACCATATCAGATTGCATATAATATGGTTAATAATCAAATAGCAGATATTTTAGTAGATGAATTAGGCACTGTGATATTATTTGATCAAAATGCTTTACCAAGACACTCTATGGGTGAAGATTGGGGAAAAGGTAATTATGCTAAAGCATATGTGGCAATGAAAAATTTTCAAATGCTACCTTTAGATACTACTATAACAAATACAGAAAATGCTACAGCTTTTCAACATTATCAAGTTCTTAACATGGAACAAACAAATAGACTTGTTGGTAGAGTAAATTTATCTAATTATTTCAAACAACAAGCTTATGAATCTATTGGTATTAATGTACAAAGAATGGGAACACCAATAGCAAGAGAAACAGCAACAGGAGCAGTTCAAGCTTTAAATCAATCTTATGCTCAAACTGAATTATATTTTACACAACACTGTGATCATTTAATGCCAAGAGTTCATCAAATGAGAACTGATTTATCTCAATTTTATCATAGTAAAAATCCAAGCTTAAGATTAAGCTATGTAACAAGTGAGGCTGAAAAAGTTAATTTTAGAATTAATGGAGATCAATTACTAATGCGAGATTTTAATGTTTTTGCTACAACTAGAACAAATCATAAAAATATATTAGATCAATTAAAACAATTAGCACTAAGCAACAATACTTCTGGAGCAAGTATATTTGATTTAGGAAATATAATAAAATCAGACTCCATATCAGAAGTAACTAATGTTTTAAAACAATCTGAAGAAAAAATGATGCAAGCAAAAGAAAGGGAAAGACAAGCAGCAATGGAAATGCAACAACAACAACTTCAGACTAGCATGGAACAAGCAAAAATGAAAATGCAATTTGAAGCTGCTGAAAATGAAAAAGATAGACAAAATGATATCTTAATATCAGAAATTAAATCTGCAAGCGCTGGAGCAGCATCAGATATTAATAAAAATATGATTTCTGATTATAGTGACGCAATGAAAGAAATTAGAACAACTACACAATATCAAGAACAAATGAATTTTAAAAGAGAACAAGCTTCTGTTAAAAATTCTAACGAAAAAGATAAACTAAATATAGAAAGAGAAAAACTAAACACACAAAAACAAATAGCAGATACCAATTTACAAATTGCACGAGAAAACAAAAATAAATACGATAAAAAGTCTTAGCTATATTCTAAGCAAATTTATAATAACGTAATTAAATAATTAATATTTAATTTGAATATTTTTTTTATATTATATATGAAACCAACAAACATTTATGGAAACAACAACTGAAAAAGTAGATATTAATATTGACGAATTATTTTCGGCAGCCCCTTCTAGTAATGACATAACATTACCAGAAAATATATTCTCTAAACAGAAACCTGTTGATTTTTCTTTTACAGAAAAAGAGGATACAAAAAGTGAAGAAAGTGAAAGAAGTGAAGAAAGAAGTGAAGAAAAAGATAAAAAACAAGATCTTGTAGAAAAAATCTTTGAGGAGCCTAAATCTACTAAGAATAATGTTTATGATTTATTTTCTAAACTGATAAAAGAAGAAAAGCTTATTCCTTTTGAAGATGATAAATCTTTAGAGGAGTATTCGATTAAAGATTGGCAAGAACTAATTGAAGCAAACTTAGAAGAAAGAGTTAATCAAGTTCGAAGAGAAACTCCCAAAGAATTTTTTGAATCTCTTCCTGAAGAATTACAAATTGCAGCAAGATATGTTGCAGATGGAGGAACTGATTTAAAAGGATTGTTTTCAACACTTGCTCAAGTAGAGGAATCTCGTGAATTAGATGTTAAAAGTGAAAAAGATCAAGAATTAATAATTCGTGATTATTTGCGTGCCACAAATTATGGAACTGAGGATGAAATCAACGAAGAAATTGATTTGTGGAAAGATTTGGGAAAACTAGAGCAACAAGCTTCTAAGTTTAAACCAAAGCTTGATAAAATGAAGGAAGAAATTGTAATAAAAAAACTGCAGCAGCAAGAAATTAGAAAAAAACAACAAGAACAAGCCGCGCAGCAGTATATGTATAATGTTTATGAAGTTTTAAAAGAAGGAGATTTAAACGGAGTTAAATTAGATAAAAAAACTCAAAGCTTTTTATATAACGGGTTGGTTCAACCTACTTATCCATCAGCAAATGGGCGAAACACTAATCTCTTGGGACACCTTCTTGAAAAATATCAATTCATTGAACCAAACTATTCATTAATTACAGAAGCTTTATGGTTATTGTCTGATCCCGAAGGATATAAATCAAAAATAATGGAAAAAGGCGGACAAAAAGCTGTTGAAGCAACTGTAAGAAAACTAAAAACAGAACAATCAAACAAAGACTCCAATTATATAGAACAAGAGGAGCAATCAACAAAAAGAATACAAAGACCCACAAACATTTTTAAACGATTTTAAATTAATAAATTATGCCAACCCCAATATTAAATAATGGAATTTTTCTGAGGGATACTAATTATAAAGTAAGCTCTCATCTTGACTCCTACCATCTTACACAGATGTTAGGTTCAGCAGAACCCATGGATATGGGCCCTGTTGATCTCTGGGCTATGACACAAAAAGTTGAAATGCCCTTATACCAAATGGCTTCATTTGGTGGAAAAAATACAATTCTTGTCGACAATCCTCGCGGAGAATATCGTTGGCAAACACCAATTTCACAAGATTTGCCATTTATTGTTACATCAGAAGCTTCAGGTACTTATGGTGCTGATGGTGTACCATTTACAATTACTCTCTCGCAAAGAAGTTTTGGACACGGAGATATCATTACATACGATAAATATAACGGATTGGAATTGTATGTAACATCCGAGGATATTATTCCTGTAGGTGAAGGTTATCGTTATACAGTCCAACTTGTAAACAATAATAACACTGCAGGATTATCACATACTTATCTAGCTGCGGGAACTAAATATTTCAGGAAAGGTTCTGCTCGCGGAGAATATGGAGAGCGTTTTTCTGATATTCAAACCGGATCTGGATTTCGTGAATTTTATAATTTCGTAGGCGGAGCTGAAGCTCACGTGCATTATTCAATTTCAAGTCGTGCAGATTTGATGATTAAAGGTGGTATGAATGCTGACGGCACTGTTCCTGTAACAGAAATCTGGAGAAACTTTGGTGCAAACTCAGACCCCTCTGTTAGTAGTATAGAGCAACTTGTTGCTTCTATGGGAAAATCAGGTGCCCGCAAAGCTTTTGAATCAGGACAATTGAGTAGGACTTTTATGACAAATCTTGAAGCCGCTCACCTTACAAAAATAGCAAATGATATTGAAACCTATTTGATGTGGGGTAAAGGGGGAAGGATTAAACAAGATGGTCCAGATGATATTCGCTTGTCTGTAGGTTTGTGGAGTCAACTAGACAACGCATTTAAAAGGATTTATAACAAAGCTTCTTTCTCTCTTGAAATGTTTAGATCTGAGCTTTACAATTTTTATCAAGGTAAAGTTGAATTTAAAGGCCCAGACCCACAGCGTAAACTTATTGTTCAAACTGGTATAGGAGGAATGCAGCTTATTAATAAAGCAATTCTAGACGAAGCACAGGGTAGCGGACTTGTTTTGAATGCCAAAGAGCTAGGTGCAGTTAGCGGTTCCGGCATGGACTTAGACTTTGGATTTGCTTATACAAGTTATACAATTCCTTTCTTGGCTAATGTTAAGTTTGTTCTTAATCCCGCTTTTGATAATCTTCATACTAATGATACTGAGAATCCATTGATTGACGGTCGTCCTTTGAGTTCTTATAGCTTTATTGTATTCGATGTAACAGAAAGCGGAAGTGATAACATATACTTGTTGAAACTTTCTTGGGATAATCAACTAAAATGGTTCTATCAAAATGGAACCATGGATTATATGGGTAGAACACAAGGTTTTGCAAGTGTTGGTACATTTAATGGTTACAGGGTTTATATGAGTCAAACAATGCCGGCAATTTGGGTGAAAGACCCAACCAAAGTGCTTAAAATTGTTATGAAAAACCCAATTACAGGCGGTTCATTCTAATAAAAGGGGTGGGAATTATCTCACCCCATTTTTTAAACTTTTAATTAAAAAAAATG